CAGGAGAGTGGGAGTAGCCTTTTCCAGCTTCTACGGATTTTGTTTCCAGAGTCTCTAGTTTAGAAGAACGAACGGCTTTGCTGTGAAGGCCGTAGTCTGCGTCCGTTGTGATTTTGGAGATGTTCCGTTCGACACTTCTTACCACGTCGCCACAGTCTTTTTCATAGATGTCCCATTTCTTAGATGGCTTGCTCCAGGTGACCGTCGGAATTCCCGCATCCACGAAGGAAGGCCAGAATGTCCCGTTATGTGATAAGTTCATGATGTCTGCAACGATCTCACGAGACGACTGCTCGTCAAAGATCAGCGTGTAAGGGGATGAATTGCTGTTTGTGTCCGGGGCAGTCTCTCTTGATACGAGCTTAACTCCGGAGTCCGTGATGAACTTTAAGAAGCGGTTATATAAGGTCTTTCTTCCATTTCCACCGGTGGAGTTTACGACCTGGGAGATGTTATTTTTGTCTTCGAGTTTAGCGCTTATGTCTTCACCTTTAATGGTGATGACGTTATTTTCCATCGAGGCCTTTTCAGAAAGGTAAAATGAGCGGACCTTAGAATAGTCACCTTCATATCCTGCGTAATACCAAACCGGGACGTCGTCACCAACGTTGCTGATGGCTTCTGAAATATCATCTGGCCAGTAAGCCTGAATCTCAATTTCAGACACCTGCCAGGAAGGGCTGGCGATGGATAGATCAGACCGAAGCGCGAGAGTGCAGGAAACCAAATTCTTATTACTAAACTCCAGTGTGATTCCTGGCGTGATCGAAGCGATTTCAATCCGGCTGCTTGGATCGTCACTTTTCGCTGTCAGCGTGATCGTCTTTCCGTTGACCGGGATGACGACGATTCTTCTTGCTTCGTAGTCTGTTCCGTTTGCGCTGATCGTTCCGGGTGAATCGGAAGTCACGGCGAGGGTGAGGGCAGCGATGTCCGTTTTCGAAGTCACGGTGATCGTGATGGCTTCTCCAACAATAGACCTTAGGCCCAGCTTTCCATTTTCCAGGCTCCCAGAGATGGAGGAGTCAAATAGGGAGCAGGTCCCATCAAGAGGAAAGCCTGATCCCGACAGGTCCGCGAGATCTCTCATATCCCAGTGCTCGTTGTCTAATGCTTCTGATACGTTCGCGTCTGTTACAGCGCCTGAGATACCTGTAAAGGTAAGATCAACTTTCTCGTTTCTTCCGGAAAAGCCGCAGTGGACTTCAAAAGGCGTCCGAATAGATTTCTTGTTTTCGGAATCAATTGTGAGCATTTAAGAATCTCACCTCAACTTTCACATCGGACCACACAGGGTTTCCATCTGAACTTGTCGCGCGAGAAGCTGTGCTGATGGCGGAGGTCCTGACGATGCTTTCTGTGTGGGATATTCCGTCCGCACCCGTAAAGGTGATGGTCGACTCACCACTCATGGAAAGAAGAACTTCCATCTGGCTCTGCGGAAGCGTGTCCCACTCTAAACTCATGTCCGAATACCTCCATCCGATCCGGTCTGCAATGGTGTTTCCTGTGCAGGTCGTGATTTCAGCTGCGTAGATGTCTTCTCTTTGCGGGGAAAAGTCATTAGGGCGGAGGATATTTTGACCATTTATCTGAATGGTTGAGTAGATCATCAGCCGAGCCTCCTTTTGTAGGTGTCGTATGCATGGACGATTTCTTCTCCCATCTTTGGGCCGTTCTTAAAGAGGTAAACATCAAGATGAATATCACCTCCAAGGTTACCGCTCTGAGAGATTCGGCTAGCGGTAAGCACCGCATTTGCCATGTCGTTTCCGGCGCCTGCAACAGCGGATCTTATCATACTCATCAGAGACTCTGTCCCGACCACAGTTTCTGATCCAGCTTCACCTCCTGCAAGAAGGCTGTCACCTGCTGCTCCAAAGATAGTCGGGGAGTTTAAGATGATTCCGTTTTTCATGGCCTTTGCGTACCAGTCCACAGAGAATTTCGGAAGTGATCCTTTTCCTCCGATACCAAACGGGGCTTTCCCTCCTGAAACGTGGATATGAGGAAGCCTCAGGTTGCTGAAGATGTTTCCAATCCGAAGAGGAAAGAACCCTTTGATGGTGTTAATGATTCCCCGGATCCGGTCACGGGCCGCATTAATAGGAGTCAGCATAGCAGACTTGATCCCATTCCAAACGCGAGACGTAATCGAGCGGATTGCAGTCCATGCTGAAGTCACACTTGAACGGATGGCTCTTACCGGTGACAGCACGGCGCTTTTGATTGCGCCCCACATCGTAATCGCAAGTTTTCGTATTGCTCCCCAGACTTTTGCCGAAGCCGCCCGAATGCTATTCCAGATAGCGATTACTCCGTTTCTAAACTTCGCGTTCGTCTTCCAGAGATAAATGAAGGTTGCTGCCAGGGCCGCTACAGCCGCAATGACAAGTGTGATCGGGTTTGCCAGCATAACTGCATTCATCGCTGCCATGCCAGTCCGGACAAGCTTTATGGCAGAGACAATCTTAGGAGCAAGCGTCATGACCGTTCCGACACCAACCGCGATCTTTCCGATCACAATAAGAAGAGGCCCGATTGCTGCAGCGATCCCGATCAGGGTTAGAACCAGCCTCTGAGTAGCCGGGTTCATATTCATGATGGCGTTCATGATTGAGATCAGCTTTTGAAAGAAGCTGGTCAGGACTGGCGCTAATGTCTGGCCGATCGTAACAGTCAATACGTCAAAGGTGGATTTCAGCTGTTCAATGGTGCCTCCGGTTCCTGACATCAGGGCCTTTGACATCTTTCCAGCAGAACCTCCCGCGTCGTCTAGTGCGTTTCGCAGGGAGCTGACATCTTTTGGTGAAGTCTGAATCAGGGTCAGCCACTTGGACATCTGCTCTTTTCCAAAGATGTTTGACGCAGCTTCCAGTTTTTCCTGGTCGGAAAGACCGGAAAAGGCTTTGTTCAGGTTCTTTAACACATCCGGCATGGATTTGAGCGTTCCGTTGTCGTTAAAGATGGAGTAGGTCTGCCCCGTGGATAATTTCAGCTGGTCCATGGCGGCAGCTCCTGACTTGGCAGGAGAGGCGAGCCGGGCGAGACCAGTCTTTAAGGCGTTTGCACCTTCTGATCCTGAGATACCGGCGTTTCCAAACACGTCTGTGATGGTCGCTAAGTCTTTTACATCCCAGCCGACGGTCTTACAGATTGGGCCAGCGACAGAGATTGCCTGAAACAGCTCGGACGTATTGGTGTTTGCTTGCGCCTGAGCTTTTGCCAAAATGTCTGAGTAAGAGGCGGCCTCGGAAGAGTTCGCACCAAACATCTTCATGGCATTTCCAAGGCCTGACGTCACTTCAGAAAGATCAGTACCAGTGCCTGCGGCAAGGTTCATGGCAGGAGTCAGCATGTCGGTCGCCTGTTTAGCCGTGAAGCCCTGACGGGCAAAATTCAGTGTCGCGTCTGCCGCATCCTGCATGCCAAATACAGACGATTTCGCAGACTCTCCGATCTGGTTCCAGAGCCCTTTAAAGTCAGAGGCGGAGTTTGCGGTGCTTCCCATAGTCTGCTTGACCAGGTTAAACTGCTTGTCGACGTTTCCGTAGGAGTTAACAGCAGCAGTCGCTCCGGCAACGACTGGTGCGGTGAATCCAACTGTCATTTTTTCACCCGCATCAGACATTTTCTCCCCGACAGATTTTACCTTTTCTCCTGCTGCAGCGATCCTCTGTGAGGACACGGACCCGAAGCTCTTGGACTCCTTTTCCAGGCTCTTAAGTTTCGACTCTGTCTCGGCGATCTCACGCTGAAGGGCATCGTACTTGTCTTTCCCGAGGTCCCCGTTTTCCATCTGCTGCTTGGCCTGGACCTGGGCGTTCTTTAATCCTTCGAGCTTCTCTTTCGTCGCATCGATGGATGATTTCAGCAGTTTCTGCTTTTGGGTAAGGAGGGTCGTATTCTTAGGATCCAATTTCAGGAGCTTGTTAACGTCCTTGAGGGAAGACTGAGTGGTGCGGATGGTGCTATTGACAGATTTCAGCGCTTTCTCAAGGCCGGTGGTGTTTCCACCAATTTCAACGGTGATTCCTTTGATTCTGCTTGCCATTTGTCTTCACCTCCTGAATTTCGGCATGAAAAAAGCACCTCCAAAGAGATGCTTTTGTGGAAAGCGATCTTAGATCCATACTTACCAGCTAAGTACATTTTGATCTAATTTCATTGGAACATAATACTTATTACCAACGCGAATTATTACTTTTGATTTGTCGTTTGGAACGATTGTTTCAAATGCAATTCGAGCTGTATCTCCTTCAGCAACTGTTGCATCAGGATCATAAGGTCCATATGTCGGACCAGAATCATCTCCAGCGGAACATGCTACACCATCTTCTGTCATAATGGTTACATCTTTATTAGTCAGCAAATCATAATAGCATACTCCCTCGTCATAAAGTGGATCTTTATACTTATGGCTCGTTAGAGTAGCCTGAATCGCTGCCATATATGAATCGGTCAACTCGTCATCCCAATCGGTTTTTCTTCCTAAGCCAAATATGATATCAAAGGAGCCGTTTTTCGTCTTTACAGACATTTTGTCTCCTGGCTTCTTCCACTTTTTATTTTCTGCGGTGATCCAGGAATCAATTGATTTGTTGCCGATCGAATAACTTTTAGACAGCAGTTTGTTCTTCGCCTTCGATTTATCTTTATCATAATCCGAAAGCTTATACTTCTCTTCGAGATTCATTGATTTAACCGTCCTGAACATAAAGTTATCTGCTGGCTTAACAGTACAATTTGCAACAATGTATTTTGTGATGTCACTTTTCCTGGAATACCGAACCTTTACTTCGATAGTATCCTTGTCTTTATTGGTCTTCGTAATTTTTAAGCTTTTATATTTCCAACCTTCTGATTCCGTACTTGATATCGGCTTTTTTAGCAGTTTTTTAACGCTATCTTCTTTTTGATTTACAAGTTTATTGCCGCAACCAGTGAGCATTGAGATACACAATACACACATTAATGCTAGCAAAATCCCTCTCTTTGCAATTTTCATGTAATCCTCCCATTTTCATAAACATTGTAAGATATATTAAATACTATATGTTATTTATACTAACATATGAATGACTATGAATAAAGGAAAAACATGTTGTATACATTATTTCCGTAAATTTTAAAACCGATCAAAATCTTCCTGCGTCGCAAGCCTTCGATACTTCACTCCGTCATTTGCTTTTTCCGTCCAAATATCCAGGACCAAGCCGATGGAAAGAAGGTCGAGGTCACGAATGGAGATTCCGATTTCTATGCAGCGCAGAAGGAAAAGCGGGGTGGTCATTTCCCGCTCACTTCTGCGCGTCCTTTTTTTGCCTGCACGTCAGTCACAAGGTTGCTTCCCCAGAGCTCTAAGATTTCCGGAAGAACCTGATAGATGGAAAACATCTCAAACTGATCGAGCCATTCGTCGATCGTCTTTGGAATCGATGGATTCGCATGGTAGGCCATGATGTAGGCGACGTTTTCAAAAATCTCAAGATCATCGATCTCAAGCTCTTCGGAGTCCGTAGCTTTGGCCCGGTAAGACTTTTCGAGCTTCGACAGGTCCTTAAAGATATCCCGCTTAAATTTCAGCCGGTAGATTCTTGGGATCGCGGCAGAAGAGCGGAAGGTGACCGGCTTTCCGCTGATTTCAATTGTCTTTTCAATCATGGGTGAACTCCTTTACTGCCCGGAAGAAGATGTAGAAGAAGAGGAAGACGAAGCTTTCTCCGTTGGAAGGTAGACTGCCTTATACCAGCCGTCGTAGACCGTGGTATCTGTGGTGTCTCCAGATCTTGCTTTGACCAGGCCGTCGGAACGTGGGTCTGCCGTAATGGAAAGTTTCTCAGTTCCTGGCTCGATGGTGTCTTCTTTTGTCTCTGACTCTAAGGACGGACGGGATGCCGTGCAGTAGTAGAGGACGTGGCGGATGGAGTTAACGTCTCCATCAAACTCAAAAAGAAGGGCAAACTTCACGGTGTCAGTCAGGCCGCTCTTTTCTACGAGCACGCCTTTACTGTCCAGCTCTTCCTGCAGAATCTCGGTCCGAAACCACTCTGGAATCAGGGCAAGCTCAAGGTCACCAGAATAGCCGTTGTTGGTGATGGAGCGGAAGTAAACAATGCCGTCTGCGTAGAAGGCCTTGGTTTCGCCTTCAGCATCCAGGCTGATCGACACGGCTCCCGGGATCGCTTTAGGTGCCGCGTAGGAGAAGCTCGATATGCCATCTGTTATGGTTTCTGTGAGCTTTGCCGCGTAAACATTTTTCAGGTTGTATTTGACTTTATTTCCCATAGCTTAAACCTCCAATTCGTAAAGGACTTCATAGAGCTTTTCCAACTCGATATAGACTTCGGTCTTGTCATAAAAGAGGCCATGAGAAGTCAATATTCGCTCAATGTTTTCCTCTTGGTCCGGGTTCTTTTTGTCCGTGTAAAGCTCGATGTGAAGCACGTGGATTTTCTGATAGGCGATGCCGTCCGCCGCGAAGTTGTCGCTTTCCGGGAGAAGAAAGCATAGGAATGGCGGGGCAGGGGAGCAGCCTTCTTCAAAATGATCATAAGCAAGAGGAAGCTCCGTTTCTTCCAGCATCTCTACAATCTCGTCGTATTTCATGTCAGCCTCCTTTTAGTTTTTCCTTGATCCGCTTTTCAAGCTCTTCATTTCCTTTCTGTTCAGCCGGGGCGATGTGAGGCCTTGCAGAAACTCTTCCGCCACCCCGTTTCGCGTGGCCGTGCTCTAAGAGATGGGCGATCTGGTAGCGGTTTATGGAATGGACGACAAGGTTGATGCTGTCGGCGGTCTCGCTTACTTTCTTAACAGACCAGGATTTCTTGTACGCGCCGGTTCTTACCGGGGCAGAATCCCGGATGTCTGTGCGGACATCTTTTGCGGTTTTCCTGACCGCATCCTTCAACTCATCCGATGCAAGAGAAGCGTATTCGTTCAATTCCTGCATGATGGCATCTTCGAGCTGGTCGATTGAGACTTTCTTACTCATGGCTTTTCTCCAGACTGCAATTAAACTTGATGGAATTTCTCTTATATCCCATGGGGTTTACGTAGGTAATGTTGTAGATCCTGCCCTCTGCCAGGATGCGGTAGTGGGTAGAGTCAACTATTGACAGCTCTGAGCACCAGCGGCAGGTAAAGTCCAGTGACTCCTCCGGGCTTACCACTTCACTTACGGTTTCTGATCCGGAGGATGTTCCGATGGTCGCGTAACAGGCAAAATAGTCCGTCCAAGAAGCCCCTTGGTTCTTGTATTTGTCCGTTACGATTTCCTTTTTCTGAAACTGGATGGGAACGCGGAGAGATGCGATGTTCATTAGAACTGCTCCTTTCTTACGCCAAAGAGAAGGGCGCGAAGGGTTTGGTTCAGCTCATTGTGATCGGCTTCTTCCCGGTGCTCATAGAGGTAGGCGATGCAGTAGAGAATGGCAATCCGCATGCGGATCAGGATCTTTTCTTCACTTGCCTGCCACTCTTCATCAGAGAATCTTGCGATGTCCTGGACCTGTCTCGTGGCAGTCTCGATCAGGCTTTTGATCAAATCGTCCTCGTCGCCAGAGCTTACGCGAAGATAAGTTTTCGCTTCTTCCAGGGTGATTTCCATAAAGCACCTCCTTAAAAAGCAGGCACCCTCGATTCAAACGAGGGTGCACGTTAACGTTATGCCTTAGCCTGCGGCCTTCACAGACAGGCCTCTTACTGCTTCTGGCAGAATCAGCTTTCCATCCACACGTTCAGACGCGAGGAAGCCGATCTGTCCGTTTGCTGCGTAAAGCTCGGACAGCCTCTTGAAGGATCTTCCCTGACGGTCCGCAATCCAGTAGTAGGAGAAGTCTCCAAAGAGGATCGGCACCTTGCCAGCCGCAAGCTCCGGCGCATAAATCGAAGTTCTGTACGGGCGGTTTAAGATGGTATCCGGCTGACCGGCAACTACGGAGGGCTGCCAGATATAGTTGTTGTTTCCATCCTTGATCTTGCGGAGGGCCTTGACGGTAGAGTCGTTTAAAATCCAGACCGCGCTGTTTCGGTAGACGCTTCTAAGAGAGTGGAAAACGTCCATCATGGCATCAAAGTTGATGTTTGTGTTGCTGATTTCTGTCAGTGCTTCCTTATTTGATGCGACTTTGGTAAAGATGCCTTCCGGCTTCTTGCTTCCGTCTCCAACAAGGAAAGCCTCTTCTTCAGCTGCTCCGATTCGTCTAGCAAACTCCGTAGAGATGTATCCTTCCAGATCAAAGACCGAGTCGTTCATCAGCTCTTCAGACACCTTGATCGCGGTACCAAGCTTGTAGGCAGACAGCGTGATCTGATCGAAAGTGTCGTCAGATTCTGGGTAAAGCCCGTTTTCATCCATCCAGGACGCAGTGCCGTGGGAGGCGACGATCGGGATGGTGTGGGTTCCGGACTGGGTCTGAATCACGTGAGCAATAGAACGGAAGAAGTTCTCATCGGTAAGAGCCTGAAGAAGCTGCCTCTCATATTCATCCGGCACCAGGTAGCCACCGTTCGCGTCTGTACCAACTTCAAGAACGTTGTTCACATCAAACCAGTTGCGTCTTCTGATGGAGTCCCAGAAAGCGGTTTTGTAGGCTTTCGAAGAGGTTCCTTTTTTCTCCTCTGGCTCTGCTTTTACGCCAGGCTTTGAGGTAAGAGGAGATGAGGTCGGCTGATTTAACATCTGGTCAATCTGCTCCTGCCTCTGCAGGCGCTCAATGTCGCGGGTCAAATCCGTAACTTCCTTTTCCATTTTCTCGTAGGTTACGGCATCTTCCTGGGAGACATTTCCACCGTTATCAGAATGCGTATCCAGGAATTCTTTTGCCGCATTCCAGGCCTTGGCTCTTTTCTCCATGAGATCTAAAATCTTAGTCATAGTTCGTTTCCTCCTTAATGTGAGAGAAGCGCCAGGCGCTTCTTTAGTGAATCAACAGCTACTGTTGGCGCTGCTTTCTTTTTTATCGTTTCTTTTGGGATGAGCTTAGAAAGAAGGGAGTCTGTAACTGCTTTTCTTGAAAACAGCATCTCAACTTCTTCCTCATTTGGTGACTCACCATCCGAGAAGAGAATTTCATCCGCAAACCCGAGCTTCTTTGCTTCTTTTGCGTTCATCCAGGTTTCTGCGTCCATGAGCTGAGAAATCTTTCGTCTCGAGAGGCTGGTCTTAATCTCATAGGCGTTTACGATGG